CCTAGTTCGCCTTGATAGTTGTTTAAGAAATTAATCCATTTTTCACTAGTTAAAGGATTTTTAAGTAATGTTGATGCCATTATACCTGGATTTACTAGATACATTTTAATGACTCTAAACATTGCTTTTAACAACTCTGGGTCATCATGTGAAGCAGCCCACATTAAGTGTAGGTTTGAGTTTTTATTATGAAGCCCTTCATAGTTATGCTCAGAGCCTCTTGCATAGCAAGCGTAACCTACAAGACATTCGTTCCATGCAGGGCATCTGTGTGCACTAGTGAAATTGATAACCAATGTGTCATCTGGAAGTTTTGAGTTACCATATGTGTAGATTGATGTAGGGATTCTAAAATCGTAGCCGAATTTACTATTTAATAGCTTATTGAATTCAGCTTTGAAATATAGATTTTTTAATCCATCCAACATATTCTGTGTGTTTTCGTCTATTTCTCCACCATTTTTTTCTGCCTCTTCCATTGCTGCCCTAATCATATCAACCATATCACCATATTTTTTTGACCTTGTTCCACTTTTAAAGTACTTTAATATATCATCAACAGGCACATCCGTCAAATCAATGTTTTCATAATCATATCCAACAATTTTGTCAGCTGGTTTCTCTGGCGTTGCCATTGGCTTTTCTTTTGACAAATATTCTTCTCCATTTGAGTTTACAGCCTTATAGTTAGTTCCAAATGGTGCAGCATTTATTCCACTTTCTTTTGGGTTGTTAATGTCATATGTTGGGGTCAAACTCATTTTATCCAACATATCTTTGTATCTCTGCAATCCGCTAGCACCACCGTAACGTCTGTATATGGCTTTTTTTTCTTCTTTTGACACTGTTGGGTCTTTAAGTTTTCTAATCGCATCTATGGCGGCTTTAATCTCTGGATTCATTGACTTAATTGCTGCTTCGTAAGACCCATATTTGTCTAGCATATCTTGTCTATATTCGTTTCTAGCTGCCCCATTGTCTAAACTTATGCCGAAATTTTTTGCATAGCGACCCATATTTAATCCATTTTTATCGTTGTAGGCATTTAACCTATCGCTGAGTGCTTGTTTTGCAGCATAGGAATAAACGCTATCACCTTCTTTGATAAGTTTTGGGTCGCTTCCCTCAAATACTTTTTCGACAATTTCTTCAAAAAGAGTCTTTTTATTCATATTTATTATACTATTTTTGATAATAAATATTAAAATAATTTGGATTTTAAACATTTTTTACATATTTTTGCGTAAACTAGTAATTATGGAAAACTTTAAAGTAATCATAGCTGGCTCACGTGGTTTCAGCAATTACAAACTGTTGAAGGAACAGTGCAACAAATATCTTAGGGATAAGAGGCAAAATTCCAATATTGTTGTGATAAGTGGTAATGCACGTGGTGCTGATACGTTGGGTGAAAAATATGCCAAAGAAGAGGGTTTTGACTTGGAGGTATATCCTGCCCAATGGGATAAGTATGGTAAGTCTGCTGGCTTTCGCAGAAATGAACAGATGGGTAATATTGCAGATGCTTTAATCGCATTTTGGGATGGTAAGTCTCATGGAACTAAGCATATGATAGATATAATGAAAGAGAAGAATCTTTCAGTTAGAGTAGTAGAGTATGAAACAACCGATAAAGAAAAGTAGAGCAGTGGCAAATGGCGTTTCAAATAAGGAAGCCATATACAGTTTAGTTGTTGATGGAAACAACCTATTGAAAATATCCCTAGTTGATAAAACCATGAACAGTAGCGGCCAAGAGTATGGCGCAGTTGTGTCATTCCTAAGAATACTAGGCACTATATTGAATAAGAAGGATTTCAATTATTGCACAGTGTGTTGGGATGGTACAGGTAGTGGTGTACTCAGATGGAAGCTGTACGAGGACTATAAAGCCAACAGAGACAAGCACTATGAGTTGCATGACCCAAATTTAAGTGATTATGAAAAAAAACTGATAGCCTACCAAAAAATGGTTTTGGATTATAACGCCAATAAGCTGAAAAAAGAAGAGGAATTGTCATTCAAGAGGCAAAAATCCATAATAAGCAGCATATTGGAAGAACTTTGTGTCAGGCAGTATGAGTTTGAGAACGTAGAGGGTGATGATGTCATAAGTTATTGTGTTAAAAACAGACAAGAGAATGAAAAGGTTGTAATTGTCTCTTCTGACAAAGACCTAACACAGTTGATATGCGAAGATGTTATAGTGTACAACCCTAGAATGAAGGATTTCATAACAAAGGATAACTCAGTTGAGAAGATAGGCATTACACATGAGAATGTTGTGCTTGAAAAAATTCTGTGTGGTGATGTGTCTGATAACATAAAAGGTGTTAAGGGTATTGGTGAGCAGACATTGATTAAACTCTTTCCTCAGATTAAGACTGAAAAAATGAATTTAGAGGCCGTTATAGCGCGTTCTAAGGAGTTGTTGGAAGAGAGGAAGGAACAGAAGAAAAAACCGCTCAAATCGCTTGAAAACATCGTTAACGGCATCACAGATGGGTGTCAAGGGGATAAGTTGTATGAAATCAATCAAAAAATAATTGATTTGTCAGAACCGTTAATGACCGATGAGGCTGTTAAGGAACTTTCGGACGTGTTATATGCTCCCATAGATACAAGTGATAGGGATATGAAGAATGTATATATGATAATAAATGAAAATGAAATGAGCCAACTTTCCGATGAGAATAAATTCAGTGAAGTGTTTTCACCATATTCTAGGATAATAATGATGGAAAAGAGGCGTTTTAAAGAATTTCTTGGTTAAAATGCGACTTTTTTTGGTTGAAAAAATATTTAAATATAAAAATGATTATTATGGAAAAAAAAGACAATATTTATGTTTATTTGTGGGAAGAATTAAACGCAGTTTATGTTGGTAGAACCATTAATCCAAAAAGTAGGCACTATCAGCATAAACACATTTCAACCGAAAGAACTTATAAGTTTAGTGAAGAACATTGTGTTGAACATCCTAAAATGATTATAATTGAAAATGATTTATCGTTGGAGAATGGAATTGAACGTGAAAAATATTGGATTGAATATTATAAAAAACGTGCATATAATGTTATTAACAAAACAAAAGGTGGACAAATTGGTAAAATTTTAAAATTAACAGAAGAAGAACGTAAAAAAATCAAAGATAAATGTCTTGAAAAACAAAAAGATAAGACAATTGAATATAATAAAAAATATTATGAAAAAAACAAAGAAAAAATAAAAAATAGAATTAAAAAATGGTATGAGAATCATAAAAATGAAAAAAAAATAATTGATAAGTTATACCGTGAAAGGCACAAAGAAAAAATAAAAAGATATAATAAATCATATAAAGAAATTCATAAAAATGAATTAAAATTAAAAATGAAAAATTATAGAGATACGCATAAAGAAGAAATGAAAAGTTATAGAATTGAAAACAAAGAAAAGATAGACAAACAAAATAAAGAGTATCGTAGTGTTCACAAAGAAGAAAGAAATAAAAAACAAAAAGAATATTATCAAAAACACAAGGAAAAATATAAAGAATATGCTAAAATTAGGTATAAAAATAGTAAAGTATAGAAAACAATATTTTTTTTAAAAAAAAGTTAAATTAAATTTTGGATTTTAACATTTTTTTCATATCTTTGCATTGAAATTTGAAAAACGAGAGTATTCACATATGTTTAATTTTTAACAATTTTTTTATGGAAAACAAAGAAATCAAAGATTACAAAGAAGAGAGGTTTGAGTTTACCGTCTATGTAAACGACAACATCATTTGTAAGAGAAATTTTAGAATCTACAATTTCATTGAAAACAGCATGAACACGTTGGAGTTCAAGGAAAAGGTAGATGAAATCGTGAAAATTATTGATAACGATTTGAAGTCAAAGAGTAGGGTTTACACGTGGTATTACTACAATCCACAGATGCCAGATGAGAGCGATGAGTTCCATTCTCCGCTGATTGACCCTTGGGCTTGCACTTTCAAGCTTGTCATTTCTGACAACAAGCGTGATGTAATCACTAAGATTTGGGATGGATATGCTTATCCTAAGTATATTCGTGAAAAGGTTGATTTGGGCAACAAGACTGTAAAGGTCACTACAAAGGAAGGACAGACGTATGCTTATGACAAGGATTCGTTCTTTAAGTCAAACGAAGACCGTCTTTCATTTGAGCATGAGGTGTTGAGGGCTATGATAATTGACAAGCCTGATGTGTTGTTACAGATTACCAAGAAGATTTGTGAGGCTTGTTCTCCGTCAAAGGAGGAGATTAAGAACAGTCAGAAGGGTTATTTTGACCCTAAAGACAACAATAAATATTTGAGTAACTATACTGTCATTGAAGAGTATGGAAATGACAAAAAGTCTGGAGACCCATCAAAACCCAAGAAGTATTCATACAGCTTGTACCTTGCTAATAAGAAGATGGAAAGGGATTGGGAGCGTTCAGTTCAAAGGAAAACAGATAAATATTTTAAGAATTTATACTAAATAATCATAGTAAATTGGTTTTTTGATGGCTCAAAATAAAAACAACTTAGGGTATCTAGGAGAAGGATTTCAGTATAGACTTGCCCATGAGTTCATGGAAAACCACACATTTTTTGAAGATTTGAGTGTAATATTAGACCAAAATATGTTTACTGACCCAAATCTGAAAACATTTGTAGGAGTTATGAAAAATTACTATGAGAGGAAAGGTAATGTTCCCTCATATGAAATGATGGAAATTGAATTGCGAGATATTTCACACTCAGAAAAAGAGACTGAAATTTATCTCGCAATTCTTGAAAAAGTCAAGACTACAGAAAGTGATGGTGTGGAAAGGATAAGAGAGTTGGCAGAAAAATTCTTTAGGCAACAAAACATAATCAAAACTGCCAATGAAATACTGAAAATAGCTGGTAATGGCGATACCGATAAATATGAGGCTTGTGTCGGTCTTTTGAACGATGCAATGGCAAAGGGTATCCACAATGATTTTGGGGAGAGTTTGTTTGACCATTTGAATGAAACTCTTTCGGATGATTATAGAGTTCCAATTCCAACAGGTATTGGTAAAATTGACGAGGTATTAGAGGGTGGCCTAGGCAAAGGCGAGTTAGGAGTTATAATTGGGCCTACTTCATTCGGTAAAACTAGTCTTACAACTGCAATGGCTTCACATGCAGCTTGTAGCGGATATAAAGTTTTGCAGATTATATTTGAGGATAGAATTAAGCAAATTCAAAGGAAGCACATAGGACGTATTACAGG